GAACAACTTGGTTCTGGAAATATAATAGGTGGATTAAATTCTGTTGCAGGAACTTTAACTGCTTTAGATTTAGATGGTTTAAATTTAACTTTAGATATTAACCAAATCGGAGATAATAATAAGTTTCTTGGCGATATATTAGGAGATGACATTACAGGTTTCTTTGAATTTGATGGAGACAGTAATACATTTACTATACAAGCAGACCCAACTAATACTTATGGTATTGATAATTCAAACTTTAATGTTGATGCTACTGGAGATAGTAATACTTTTACATTAGATGTAGGTACAAGTGCTATGGCTAGTAATACAGATTTAGATTGGATTATTAATGGTAGTAGTAACACATTTGATTTTGATATAAACTATGATGGTGGTACTTCTTATGTTGATGTTGATGGAGATAGTAACAATGTTACCTTTACAGGTAGTGGATATGCTGGTGGTTATTTTTATTTAGACCAAACCGGTAATTCTAGAACTTTTAATATACAACAACTAAGTACATTAGATAATGATTGGCTCAAAATACTTTCTACTGGTAATTCTGGTACTGTCTGTGTTATCCAAAACGATGGTGGCACAACAGTCGGATGCTAGTATAGGAAGCGTAACAGAACTTAAAGGTACAGGCAGAGTTGTAAGGGATAAACCTTATGATGCTGCCTTATCTTTTGGTATAGAAAGTTATGATAATGTTGAAACTTCTAATGGTAGAATAGGAATAACATTTCTAAACGACACTAGAGTTAGACTAACAGAACATTCACAATTAGTTATAGATGAATTTATCTATGACCCTGACCCATCTAAATCTAAGATGGCTCTAGAGTTTGCTAGTGGAACTGCAAGGTTTATTACTGGCAAGTTAAATAATATAAACAAAGAGAACATAGCTATCTCAACTCCGAGTGCTAATGTTTCTATTCGTGGTACAGATTTTACAATTACAGTCAATGAAATTGGAGAGTCTTTAATTATATTATTACCAAAATCAGATGGTACTCCAAGTGGAGAGATATTAGTAGCAACAGCTATGGGAGAAGTAGTACTTAATAAACCATATCAAGCTACTACAGTTTCTATGTTTGAAACAGAACCTACTAAACCAGTTATATTAGATATTACTTTAGAGTTAATAGATAATATGTTAATAGTTAATCCACCAAAGGAGAATATAAATGTACAGGGAGAAGATGGAGGTAGCGTTTCTAATGTTCTTGATGCTAACTTCCTTGATTTTGATGATTTAGATGTAGACTATCTTGCAGAAGATGAGTTAGAGTTTACTGAATTAGATATAAACTATTTAGATGTAAATTTTCTTGAAGACTTGTTAGATATAATACAAGATGTAAATGAGTTAGACCAAACAGAAACTTTATTAAAAGCTGACTTTGATTTAAAAGGAACTAGCATGGGGTTTGATTCTAACACCCAAGTTAATACTTTTGCTACAGATAATATCATAACATTCTTAAGAACACTAGAAGATACTATAAGATTAGATTTAGATAAGACAGGTTCTTATACTGTTATCCTTGTACAAAATGGAAAGAGTACACAAATTATAGTAAATGGTGGAAGTTCTTCAACAATCACTATAAAACAGGGCGATTAGAGAAAATCGACCTCACAGGATGCCCGAGGTTAAACATTTAGAGGGTAGTTAATACCTTTGCTTCAAAAAGACCTATTATTCAACCACGGGCTTCTCCGTGCCTCTGAGAGGATTTAGCTATTTTTACCTAGAAATTTTGATTTTTTTAGGTTTTTGCTCTTCTGGTATGTTTTTTTCTAGTTCAATTACTAGAATACCATCAGACATCTTAGCTTTTTTAACTTCAACATACTCTGCAAGAGCAAATGATTTATAAAATCCTCGTTCAGAAATTCCTTTGTGAACAAATTCTATATCATCATCTCTATCTCCATAAGTTGCAGAGACTCTTAAAGTATTATCTTCTATTTCAATTTCAATATCAGACTGTTTATGTCCTGCTATTGCCATTTCAATAAAGTATGCTTCACCTTTTTTAATAATATTATAAGGTGGATAGTTTGATGCTGGTGTTGATGCTCTTTGCAATGTATTAAACATTTCATCAAAACCAACAGAGAACGGGCTGAACTGCCCAAATGCTTTTATATTTGTCATATTAACTCCTTTTATAAAGCAAGTTTATGAGTGCCGACCTTTCGCACACTCTTCTTATATTATAGTGATTATTTTAAATTTGTCAAGTGTATTGTGTAAATTTTTTAATCTTTCATTATTCGTGCATTTAAATTAGCTTCTACATAATTATGTATTTCATCTAACTTAACTGTTCCTTCTCTAACAATAGTTTTTAATGTTTCATATTCTTCTTTATTTAAATAAGGTTTAAGTTTTTTAATATCAGTTGATATTCTTTCAGTTACTAATTTACCTGCTCTATTGTAAATAAATTTATATCCTAAAAGAACTGCTTCTTTATTCTTCATTTAAATTACTAAAGGTAATACTATCTTGTCTACCTCTTAGTCCTGCTTTCATATATGTTGTTGCTCTACCTTCAAAAAAGTTTTGATGTTCTACTCCCATAACTTCATCAATCCAACCAAGTGGATTTTCTTTTTGATTGTAATTAGTTTTAAGACCAAGCTGTAGTAATCTTCTATCAGCTATATATCTATTATAGGCATACATATCTTTTTTAGTTAGTCCTTGTAAGTCTCCCATTTCAAATACTAAATCAAGAAACTTATCTTCAAGTGTAACCATTTGTCTACATATTTCGTATAACTCTTTCTTAAAATCATCAGTCCATATGTCTATGTTTTCTTGAATAAACTCTCTAAATAATTTAGTCATAGCTTCTACATGCATAGACTCATCTCTAATACTATATGTTACTATTTGACCCATGCCTTTCATTTTACCAAATCTAGGAAAGTTTAATAAGATTGCAAAGCTACTAAATAATTGTAGTCCTTCTGTAAAAGCAGAATATACAGCAAGAGTTTTTGCTATAGTTTTTTTATCTTTAGTAGTCGGTTTAAAATTAGAAACATAATCATGTTTATCTGCCATTTCTTCGTAGTCAGCAAAAGCTTTGTATTCTATATCAGGCATACCTACTGTATCAAGTAGTAAGCTGTAAGCATGTTGATGTATAGATTCCATGTTAGCAAAAGATGACATCATCATTCTTGCTTCTGGTTTTTTAAATGTACGCATATATTTATCAATGTACCCACTAGCTACATCTACATCTGATTGAGTAAACAATCTAAATATTTGTGTAAGTAAATTCTTTTCTGTATCTGAAAGTTCTTGCCAGTCTTTTACATCTGTGTGTAATGGTACTGACTCTGGCATCCAATGCATTTGATTCTGTAATACATAGTAATCAAACATCCATGGATATTCAAATGGTTTATAATAATCTCTATTCCCCAGTAAGCTCATCAAAATACTCCTTTAATGTTGTTAATTTATCTTCTGCATTTGCTAATTTATCAATTAATAAATCCATTGATTCAATAATGTTAGGATGTTCAGCAACACCTACACTACTATTAAAATAATTTATTAAATTAGTTTCTGCCTCTGTTCTTTCTGCTTCATATTTTAATCTTAAAGCATTATATATTTTTTGTTTTATCATATTATCCCTCACAGGCTATACATTCCACATCATCTAACTTGATTCTTGGAACTTTAATGTTTACATTTTCTACAT